GTACGTTTCATCCAGTGACCCAAAACAGCCAATCTCGGAGCGTAACCATTGAGAACGAACGAGAGAATATGTTATAGGAAGTTCGGTGATACCTTTTGCCGTGAAAACCGCCTGTATGCGATCGCGCCACAATTTAAAGCGTTCAGGCCCGGAAGACCAAACACGACGCAGGTTATCGTTCGCGATAATAACAGTCGCAGTTACTTCTTCTAGACCGGACTTATAGTATGCAAGAGATTTAACAACAGAGGCTTCTTCAACCATCGGATAGACAGATTGGCCAGGAACAAAATCACCAAAACAAAAACCGTTCTTGAGGAACGTACATTGGGAAATCGGCTTGAAGGGAGCTTCATCAATTTCCTTATTCGCGTTGGTGTACTTAATTCCCTTAGAACCAAGATACTTACTAATAGACTCACAGTTGAACTCATTCACGACGTGATGTGAAATGGCGTAGATATTATCATCGCCACAGTTCTTAAGGCTAACAAGATGATTAAAATGGTAAAGGTTCTGGAAGCTAGTTCCGTCCTCATAATCGAAATCCATAATATCAAGCCATGCACACCGGAAGTGAACGGAGACAACAAGAGAACAAATAATTAATGTCAACCATTGACCAGACGTATTACCGTCGGGTTTCTGGTAAACATCAGGACCAACAGAGACAAGACATTGGATGGTAGCGAGAAGGAGGGTAACGCGAGCCACATCATCCTCATACTTCCACTCTGAGTGATATTTCTTATACCATCCATTAATACCAGTACCAGTGCCAGGAACACCACACAAGTACAAAACAATTTCACTAAGGACATAGGTTTCTTGAGACGTATAGTCTCCATCACCACCAACATCAGAACACTTGAGTAAATATTCATACAATTCCTGCCACTCCATAGAGTAGACATTTATACCCGCAGCACATTCATAAATATCGTGCCCGTAGAAGACGTGAGACATAAATGCACCAAACAAAGATTTACAAGCAAGAGTGTGGTCAGTAGGTCCACACATTGTAAGGCGTGTATTTTTCTCCTCAACTTTCTTCTTTGATCGAACTTCATTCTTGAGATTGAGAACCCACAAATGAGCCGGCATGATACCAACATAAATTTTGGACATAGTGTCCTGAAATCGATCAAACAAGGGTTGATAAGAGATAATTTTCTTGCCTGGCTCACCTTCAAACATCCAAGCCTTACCAGGCGGAGAGCCTGGGGGTTTCTCGAGATCATAAGGGTGACCGGAAGCAGTAGTAAAAGGAATATGAGGAAGATTATCGAAACCATTTATACACTCATCAAGAGACAAAAGTTTACACCAAACAACTTCGCGCTTGTCAAATTGATCCATTATATCGCAGACCACTTCTTCAAGCAATCCGCGTTCAAAAGGAGCGCTAGGAGTACAAAGACGTTGAAGACCCATACCACCAAGAGTCGAGGCATGAAGCCCTTGGACTACGGGGTGAATAGGTCCGAGTATAGGAGGAAAGTATTTGCCTTTAGGGCACCATTCAGTGCCGTGGAAAGGAAGTTCTTTAAGACTAGAAACTTGATTGTGCATATGTGCGCGTTGAACAACGCCGATGCGAGAGGCATCTCCATTTGCTTTAGCGGGGGCATCAGCCATTGGTGGAAACTCTCGAGTTAAACAGAGAGCATTAGCGGGGATTGCTTCATCTATCATCTCTCTAGTTAACTTGACCCCGGAACCATGTAGGGACAAACCACGTTTGATACAACAAGTATGAAGAGCATAAATTTTGGGAAAACCAACTTCAAAATTGGCAGAGGGATTGGGATTAAGCAAAAGTTTCCCACATTCGCCATCGGCTGTTGGCCGGTATTCCCAACGTTCATGGAGGAAAAGTTCCTCATCAAGTTCAGGAGAGATATTGTAATAGTGACGTTTTGATACAGCACGAGCAACTAGTTCCTCGCGCTTAGATTCACACAACAACACACCATTTACAGTTGTGTTCTTACGCTGTTCAGATTCAGAAGAAAAGAGATGTCTAATATCTCGGAAAGGAATACAGGACAAACCACAATCATAAATAACAAAATCAAGAGATGCTCCATCATCATCTTTCCAAGAAAACACAGCCGCTGCCTCGAATGCACCTTTAAAATGGCGCACAGGGGCAGAAACTGGCTTACCGTCAGCTCCAATTCTAGGCTTGGAAAAAACACAAATTGTTGAGCCATCAGGGAAAAGATCGATAGAGTCATCAAAAGTACACATCAATACATGACGAGGGAAAGCAACAAAACCACCACAAACGCCAATACCACGTACACTCTGCGTCTTACCATTAAATTCAATAACAACAACAACAAACGACTTTGATAGAAGGGAGTAAGTTTCTTCACAATTCTGGGGGGCAGACTGAGGAAAAGTTTCTACATCAAATGCTTGAGGTCTGGTAGCTAGGGAGTGCCTGTACTGGGAATAAGACCCAGTCATAGATTTCCCCATCATATCCGAAGTAGCACCACGAGTTTTAGCGTGATAAAACGCCGAGGCTGCGGTATAATGCCTATTCTGATAATCACTACCAAGATTCTCTTCGCGGTCACCACCTCGTCGGGGCATGAAGTCACGAGACGTGGGTCTGAGATGGTGTTTCTGCTCATTAATTCTATTAACTTGGTTATGAGAAGGACCATGACGTTTACCGGTCCAACGACCTGGGTCATAGTCTTCCTCATCCTCACGATAGAGACCAGCACCTCCACCTTGGGGAACAGTATCTTGACTGACAAACACAGACACAAGATTGAGGCACAAGGCAACAAGAGACAGACCACCAACAAACGCAATAGAAGCAGTGAGTTCATCAGGAATATAGCTTCGCCAAATCGTCTTACAACTGGACAGGGAAGAGAGGACAAAATGATTAAAGCGAGCGATAGGATTTGACCGGAAAGTTTCAGCCAATTCCCGACAAGTAGGAGAAATTTTCATAATCTGATGAACTTCATCAAATAAAGAGATACTTTCTGTAGCGACGCAAGCCGACAAGATACAACTGGTGGTTTCGAGAGCGTCATTAGTGCGGATAGAGAAATCTCCAATAGGGTGAAGATCAATACCTATGTCATAATAATAAAAGAGAGGAGCAAGGAGTCCGAACCTGTAAGAAGGAAGAGAATCTTGCGGGGTATGGCCGTTCTTAAGAACAACCCCAGGAGTATACATCTGAATTCCAAGAGATGAAGCGACTTCTGCGTCGATACAATAACAAATACAACAGAGTTCAATAAACTTAGTCATGTCAAGAGCAACTTTCATGCCTGGACAGTCTACAACACAGGGAACACGAACATCAAGGTGTTTGCGGAAATCGGGGGGCATCGCATGGAAAAATAAGTCACAAAGAGCACGAAAATTCGCTCGAACAGAGCGGGGAAGTTTTGAAGACTCAATACGTTCTGTAAGCATAGGGAACTGACAATACTCTCCTCCAATCGCTGCGATAGCATTCCCATCCTTAATAGAACTACAAAAATGGGGATATCGCGCCAAAGCAGCGGAAATGTCTTCCCATTTATAATCAGCAACACGAGACATATAGAAAGAGAACAAACGAAGACGAAGATGAGTATTTTCTGGGAAACTAAAATGCATACCCTTAAGCTTGCGGAGCACCCCTTCATATTTCAAAGGAGGAAGATCTTCTTCACTAGAAATGTTCTTGATAGAAGGAAGAGTGGCTACGAAGCAACGCAGTCTCTCTCCTCAACGGA